CTGATGAAGCTAAAAGAGTTAATGAAGAAATTGCAAATATTTTAGGAATTAATCAAGCAGCTAGAGTAACTACAGTTAAACCTTCCGGTACTAGTTCATTAGTATTAGGTACTTCATCTGGTATTCATGCTTGGCATAATGACTTCTATGTAAGACGCATTCGTCTTGGCAAGAATGAAGCCCTGTATCAGCACTTGGCGGTACATCATCCTGAGTTGGTAGAAGATGAATATTTCCGTCCTGATGAAATGTCAGTTGTAGAGATTCCACAAGCTGCACCAGAAGGCTCTATTCTTCGCACAGAGACCCCAAGTGATTTACTTGAGCGTGTACGTAGGTTCAACACAGAATGGGTACACACAGGCCATATAGAAGGTCAGAACACCCATAATGTGAGCTGTACTATATCAGTTAAAGAAGATGAATGGGAAATGGTAGGAGAATGGATGTGGAAAAACCGCAACTCATTCAATGGCATTTCTGTTCTTCCTTATGATGGTGGTACTTACATTCAAGCACCTTTCGAAGACATCACAGAGGAACACTTCAACATCCTTGCTAATAGCTTGACCAATGTTGATCTAAAGCAAGTTAAAGAAGTGGAGGATAATACAGACCTTTCAGGCGAAGCAGCCTGTGCTGGAGGAGCGTGTGAAATAACTTACTAAGGAGTAAGCAATGGGTGTGAATAAACCTCAAATAGTAATAACCGATGTTGATGGTGTACTTACTGATGGAAGCATCAGTTATGCAAACAACTTTAAGTTTAAATCATTTAATGTTAAAGATGGAAGTGCAATCAAAAGAATACAAAAGCTTGGCGTTACAGTCATATTTATGTCTAGTGATATAAGCTTTTCTACAGATACTAGAGGCGTGGAACTTGACGTACCTGTTCGCTTTTGTAAACCAGAAACAAAGTTACAAACTCTTGCTTCTCTTACAAGAAAACATAGAGTAAATTTTAGCGACGTTATCTACATAGGGGATGACATAACAGACATAGAATGTTTATCAAGTGTGGGCTACCCATACTGCCCTAAAGATTCAATCTCTGAAGTTAAATCAGTAGCTACAAGTCTACCATCTAATGGCGGCTGTGGCGTTATGGTAGATATATGGCGGATTATAGATGAAGCAAGGTAAAGTTTGGGGTCACACCGAATGCATCCTAAGTAATAGCTCGGTAGAAGTTCACAGAATCGAAGGGAAAGCTGGACATAAATGTAGTGAACATAAACACACTAACAAATGGAATGCTTTCTATGTCGAAAGTGGACACTTAATAATTAGGATTTGGCAACAAGACCAAGGGTTAATTGATGAAACTCACCTATTCTCAGGTGATAGTACATCAGTTAGTCCGGGTCTCTACCATCAGTTCATAGTGGCTGAAGATACTGTTGCCTTTGAATTCTACTGGTCTGAGTTTGAAGTAAATGACATAGTTCGGAGGACATCAGGGTCGTGAAAATTATAGCAGGGCCTTGCGTGTGGGAAGGGTACAGCCTAGCGTGTAAAGTAATAGATCACATGCTACCCTTATGCAAGTCAAATAACATTGAGTACTACTTCAAAGCATCATTTGAAAAAGCAAACAGGTCACTAAACACATCATTCCAAGGGTACCCATTACCTCATGTGCTGTGTGACTTTGGAAGTCTTAAACAGAAATACCATGGTCTGAAGATAGTGACTGATGTGCATACTGTAGAACAAGCAAGAGTAGTTGGTAAATCTCCTTTTGTAGATGTAATACAAATACCTGCATTCCTATCAAGACAAACTGAACTAATAAATACTGCCTGTTCCTATGAGGATAAGATAGTAAATATAAAGAAAGGTCAGTGGATGTCTGCTAAAGACATAGGTGATGTCTTAACTAAAACAGGTGAAGCCTCTGTCTGGATAACAGAGAGGGGTACCTGCTTCGGTTATAATAATCTTGTAGTTGACTTCAAAGGTCTTCAGTACATGAAGGAAACTTATAAGGAACAAACCATAGTATTTGATGGTACTCATTCAACGCAACTACCCGGAGTAGGTGGTGAACCAGAGTATAGTGAGGGGTTAATGTATGCTGCTGCTGCTGTAGGTATGGACTCCTTCTTCTTAGAAGTACACCCTAACCCTGAAGAAGCTCTCTCAGATAAATCAACTGTATTTCCACTAGATAAAACAGAAGAGTTTATAAGTAAACTTAAGGAGTTTGTATTCGTATCTGCATAGTAATACCTGCAAGGATAGGCTCAACGAGGCTAAAAGAAAAACCATTAATACTTATTGACGGAAAACCTTTAGTTCGTGTGGTTTACGAGTCTTGTGAAAGATCCGGGTTAGATACCTACGTATTCACTGACAGCCTAAGAGTCGGAACACTCGTAAAGAATTGTGTAATATCTAGCGAGGAATACCGTAATGGGACTGAAAGGATAGCTGGGTGCATGAATTCTCTAGAAGACTACGACTACATTATAAATGTACAAGGTGATATGCTTAACGTGCCTTTATCTGCTATATTTTGTATAATAGATAACGCAAAAGAGAACGAAGTTCTTACGTTAAGTTCCCCTATCTCTGAAGGTTCTGTTGAAGTATCCACAGATTTTTTTGGGTACGCCACTAGTTTTCAAAGAAGTGAACAACCTACTGAAACACACCTAGGTATCTATGGATACCCAGTGAAAGCCCTACATGATTACTTAAAGACACCTCAAGGTGTTGATGAAAAGGAGCAGTCTCTTGAGCAACTTAGATGGTACTCAACAAGCTATCCAATAAAAGTAATCAGTCTTAAAGAAAATATCAAAGAAATTAACACAATCAAAGACCTGAGTACGTGTCCCTAAACTACTCACAAAGAGGACTACAAATGAAACTAATATTTGACTTAGCTGGAGGAGCGTGTGAGTTGCCTTTATGAGTTAACAATTCGTGAATGGTCAATGGTGGCCTTAATCAGTGTCTTATTTCTATTCCAGATATTTCGATGGATAGACGAAGATAAGTAACCCAACAATGCTCCTTATCGTACCTTACTTTAAGGGGCATTTTATTACATTGAAAAGATTGAATTATATGAAAGCAGAATACATAGACCATATGGGGTCAGACCTAACTGTAGTAAATGCAGCAAGAGTTTCATTTGCCAAGGAAGCAAGTGAGTTAGGGGAAAAGGATGAAAGACTTCTTTTTTATCTGGCCAAGTATAATCATTGGACACCCTTTAGCCACCCACAGATAACACTTAGATATACAGTTCCTATCGTGGTTGCCCGTCAGGAGTTTAAACATACTGTTGGCTTTACTCGTAATGAGATTAGCAGACGATATGTGGACGATGTTCCTGAGTTCTATGAGCCTCAGTCTTGGCGCTCTCGCCCAGAAGAGAGCATTAAGCAAGGCAGTGGAGGAGATATAGACAGTCAGAACCAATTTGATTGGCTATATAACACAGCTTGTGGAACCATGCGTGAGATTTACTTTCAGATGATTGAGTCAGGTATAGCACCTGAACAGGCACGTTTGGTCTTACCCCAAGGGATGTACACAAGCTACTACGTTACAGGTAGCCTAGCTGCTTTTGCCCGTATGGTTAAGCAGAGAAAAGACTCAACAGCGCAAGTAGAAATACAGGAACTAGCAAATCAGGTTTCAGATATTATCCAACCTTTATTCCCTACTAGTTGGGATGTTTTATTAATCAATTAAGAGGTGCCTATGGCAACAAGTAACCCTATCACGGGAGATACCCTAGTAAGTCGAGCTAATACTGAGAAGTACGAAAGTAATTACGACAGGATTTTTGGTAAGAAGTCTAATGATAAAAAAGACAGTAAGGCTGATGACCATTTTCGTGAGACCAAGAAAAAGGTCAAAGAATAAAGACTAATTTGATTGCCTTAAAGCACCAATTAGTGTATTATTGATAAACCAATAAATTAATTAATAAGAAGGACTTATATGCTGCTTATTAATCAGATTCAAGTTATTATGCAGTCATTCAAATGTGACTTTAATCATGCTCTTAAAATGTATGAACGCTCTATGAATTGGGAAGATTCACTATGAAAGAATTAGACATAAAGCAGTTGGGAGAAGTTCTAGAAAGTTTAGGTAACTTCGTAAACTTAACATTTTTTGTAGACGAAGATGGTAAATATTCTTGCAGCCTCGGATGTCGATTTGACGATGCCTTAGAAGAAGAAAGTGAAGACTACATGATGGCTGTAGGGTATGGCCTTCTAGCTTCGTTGAGCAATGATCCAGACCGTCTTTTTGAGCTAGGTACGGCAATGCTACTAGGTATGCTTGCTGAGTCAGAACGTGAAGAGCAGGAGCTTTTATTTTCTGCTGAAGCAGAGGAGGAAGACGCTGATAAATCTTCCAAGAAGGGTAACGTCCTGAGTTTCAACACTAAAGGCAATAAGACGAGGCACTAGGTATGTCAGAAGTAGAATTTGAATGCAGCGAATGTAGCAGTACTAATACCTACCTCCTGAAAAGTGAATGGTATGGAGAGTACGTTTATGATGTGCATTGTAGGTTCTGTGGTCACATAGGAATGACTGAAGTCCTACCAGAGGAACCTACAGAAGATGTAGTCAACAATCCTTCACATTATCGAAAACACCCTAGTGGCGTTGAGTGTATCGACATTACTGAACACATGGATTTTTGTCTTGGTAATGCCGTTAAATATATTTGGAGAGCAGGACTGAAAGGAGATACGGAAGTACAAGATTTACAGAAAGCAATTTTTTATTTGAACAGAAAAATTAAATTACTTGAGGCTAATCACAATGAGCAAAGGAAAGAAGTTATTATCTGATGCATTTAAGAAAGGTAAGCGGTCATTTCGATTTGGTGAACTAGACAACCCTTACCGCAAAGACACGATCTTATTCAAAGAGTGGGAGCGAGGCTTCAACACTGGTTACTTTGAAAGATTGGGCAGGTTTGCTGCTTGAATGTACGCAAGCCATTCTCTGAGGAGCTTTTCAAGGACAATGACGAGCAAGCCAGAGAAAAGGCCAAACAACTGTGGGGCAGGATGGGGTATGACTGCCATGACAATCCAGACATATATGGACATGATCTGATTGTTAGCAAGGATGGTAAAACATTCTACTCCGAAGTAGAGGTAAAGAGATGTTGGATGGGTCAATTCCCTTATGATAGTCTTCAAATACCTTCACGTAAAAAGAAGTTCACTAATGATAATTGTGTCTTCTGTGTATTTGATGGGAGCCTTACACAAGCAGCTTTAGTTACCAGTAAGGCAGTAGGTAAGGCACCATTAACTACAGTTAAAAACAAATTTGTAGGTTCTGGGGAGAAGTTCTTCCAAGTCCCTGTAGATAATGTCCAATTTGTTATTCTATAGAAAGTAAGGAGCTAAAATGGCCGACCAAGAAGTAACAGAGAAATCTGTAAGCGAAATGCTAGAAGAGACTGCTGAGAAGCTAACGTCAGGTATCGTAATGGGGTTTGACCAGAATGGTAAGTTTGTACTTACAGCATCTGACCCAAGCATCCCATACATGCACTGGCTACTTAATCGGGCTGTCTTTGAGGTTAACATCTTTGAAGTTAATCAAAAGGAAGCACCGCCAGCCGAAGCAGCCTAATATCTGGGCATAAAAAACCCCTCTTGGAGAAATCCTTGAGGGGTTAATTTTTTCTTATTGTTTAATTATTATTATTGGGGAAAGACCTCTTCAGTCTGTTCTTCAGTTGCTAACATAGCAGGTTCAAACTCTTCCTGACGTTTAGCTGCCGATAGCAGCCCTCGTCCCATGTAGTCATTGGCCATTCGTAGGAAGTCTATAACACCTGTTTCATTGTTTTGAACAATCCTAGTCATAATGGACTCAAACTTATCAGGATCAACAAGAGCCATATCTAGTATCGTTTCAATACTCTTTTGGACTTCTGCATTTCTTCCGTCTAGCAAAGCAGCGTTTATGTTACGGAGCTTTGTTGCCATAGGGTTCAAAACACCAACAGTAATCATAATCATTCTATCTGTGGTCTTTTTCAAATTGTCGTTATAAACAGTGTCTGAGCCGTATGTAACACCTTTAAGCGCACGTCCATTAACTGCCATACTTTGAACCTGTAAAAGCTCTTGTATGGTGTCAGCCATTTGTGGGTTATCATCGAAGACAGTACGCAAAGTGGTAAGTACGTTGGAAGCCTTTCCATCAACTATGGAAGACAATTTAGCAGCACTCACCTCATTGACCACTTTACCTCCACTTAGTCCTATTCGGCCAGCAGTCTGTACTTTATTTAGTAAGTGTCTTAGGAACTGGGCTTGGATGCCTTTCTTGATAAGAGGATTGCCTGTCTTTTCTGCTTGTCTGTACAAGTTAAGCACTAGGTCAGGGGCTTCTGCACTATTAAATAGTTGGTCAAACTGCACAGACACATCTTCCAAGACTTTAGCGTTACCTGTTAGCTGGTAAACAAACCTTGAAGCTGCCTCCTGTTGGGCTGCTTGGAGTATCTCAGCGTGTGCCTTCTCAGCCCTTGCTAGATCATCGGTCATATTACCCAAACCAGACTCAGCCTGTTGTAGTCCTCTTACAGCATCATCAAACTTGGCCACTACTTCAGGATTAACTTCAGCTAGGCTTCGTAGGAAGGGTTGAACTGATGCTATGATTTGCTCTGATCCTACCCGACCGCCTTCTTTTGTTAGCTGGGTAAGAGCTTTCAAGGCCATGCCCACATAAGCGGAGGACATTTCTGGTCGTACATCTCTCCCAGTTGCCGCATTCAATGCTGTAACCAAGTCATCTAAGGGTAGGGGAGTACCAGCACTTTCA